ACCAATAGTCCAACTGAGCAGCAACATCTGGTGCTTCACGTTTCAAGACAGTTTTTAACTTCTTGAATCTATCGTCACCTACAGTAGCCTCAAATTGTTTGCGTAAGTCATTGTCGTTCCCATCCAACCAATCTAGTTCTTTTTTGGCTTGCTGGTTGAATTGCTCTGTGAGCTTTTCTCCCTGTTCTTGGGCCTGAACCTGTTTTAGTTGGGCGGGAAGAAAAGTTTTCTGTGCTTTCCGGGCTTTCAATAAAGCCTGTCGAACATCCTTCTTTGTCCAATCCTTACCCTCAACTGTGGTTACTATATCATCTGCGCCGTAGCCATCACTCTCAAAGATTAAGTCTTCAGCCCATTCAACTACTTGGTCAACCTCAGCGGATTTCTCTTGTAATTTATCTATAGTATCTAGATTCCCGTATGGGTTGTTTTCAACCTTTTTTGCTTCCAATGGGTTTGGCTTCTCTTTGAGTTGTGCCTCTAACTGAGTAAGCTTTTCTTCAGCAGCCTTACGCTTTGCAGTCAATTCACCGAATCGAGCTACAGCACGGCTACCTAGCTTGTCTGCTAGTTCGCGCAAATCCTCCTCGGACATATCGTCCAAGTCCAACTGTGAAAGAACATCTTCGGATTCTTGGGATTCTTCTGAGGATTCCTCGGACGCTTCTACTTCTTCGGTATTTACCGATTCTTCAGATGCTTCTTCAGTTCCCTCTTCTGTTTCCTGCTCAGGGTCTTCTTGGGGTTCTTGCTCTTGGGGCTGTTCAGTCCCTGGAGTAAGCTCACCAATTCGTCGCTGTGCGAAATCCGTGACGGATATATTTGATTTTTCCACTGATATTTTACCTGCTTCAGCGTCAGCAGTTGCTATTTCTTCTGTCATAATTATTCCACTCATTAACGCCGAGCGATGGCGATTTTTGAATTATAACACAGGTAGTTACATACGATCAGAATGCTTCTTTGAAAGCTCTGACCAATTAACTAACTGCAGTATTTGGTCATATGTAATTATACGACCAGAAACTTGTTGGATATTGTCGCTGGTTGCTTCGTGCAACTCAGCAATGGTTTCCTCCCGGAGTTCGTGAACCATCTTAATAAATCGAGCGAACGCCTCGTAGTTATGAAGCGTCTTTATATCGTCTTGTATTTGCATATTATTTAACAGCGGAGCGCATTACTTTAACCATTCTAGGTCCTCTTGATTTCACATCATCGAACCATTTGCTAGCAACCATTTCATCTGCGGCCTTATTGTAATCATTATTCATTAGTGCAGATT